ACCGCTACTGCCTGAGGGCTATTTACTAATAGCAATAGACCGGCCACCAACGCTATACATCGCCTGCGAGCTATCCGCCTCAGCGGCTCGCCTGCGAGTGTAGAGCGTAATCGTCTGTCAAGTACATAGTCAAATATGTGGATAACTTGAGCGTATGTCCTGCGTGTCATCCACACCTTTAAGGTGCCTGTGGATAACTCCTGTGGATAACTATTAAGCATCGTTCAATAATTTTTCTATTAGGTAGTACTCGACTATACATATAGTAGCTCCGACTATTACTCCCATAAGGAAGATTACATAATCAGGCATCTTTACCCCAGCCCGTGCCCTTAAAGCTCACACCGGGCACGCCGTAGACTTGGCGCATCGTATGACCACAGCATAAAGGCGCTACGTTTTCACCTATTGGCGCAGTAACTTCATACCGGATATTGCAGCTTATACACTCATACTCATACGCTGGCATCTTTAGGCTCCTCCACCATACAAACGCCTATAACGCCGCACTTAGTACACTGCAACGTCTTTACGTATGGCGGTAGGTTATCTGTAATAATGCGCTCGATCTGATCTGTCACCTTTTTACACGGTCTGCACTCGTATTTATATATAGTCATCCTTTACAGGCCTCGCATAACCATAGTAGGACCTCGCCGCCAGTATCTACGACCGTCCGGCCATTGTCCGGGCTACTCTCCTTATGGCATCCGTCGCATATTGCAGTTACCCTGCTCGTTACATCGCCATTATCGTGAATCGTCGTAGCTATTCCAGCCTTAATAAATGTCATTTCGCCCATTATAGTTTTACCGCCTTATCTATGTGTAGTAGCGCTATCTCTTTATCGATCGCTGGACCGTTTTCCATTGTGTTAGAGGGTAAGCGCTTAGTAGTCCAAGTAACCGTTATTTTGCGTAGGTTGAACGCGTATATGCCGTTAGGCGTTGAGTTAATGTAAAAAGGAGTAAAGCCCAGGTGATTAGCCCGAGTCATTAGCGACTCGTACTTATCCTTTTCAAGTATGAGCTCGTCGTAATGCGTATGCCGGCATTTGAGCTCGATAGTGAGCCTATATCCGGTACTCGTAGCATCTATGTACTCATACTCGTGCTCGGACTTCTCAAGATCCTCTAGATATGTGGCCTTGATGTAGTCAAAGAGGCTCTGCTCGGTCATTATTGGGCTCGCCATTTACCGTCGCTGCCGATCACTTGCCATATGGGTTCGCACTGTTTATCGCGTGCTCGCTCGGTGCACTTGTACGCGGCCCAGTCTTTACCGGTCTTGGCGCTTTTGCCCTCAGCCCATACCATCGTGCCGTGAACACACCTCGGAGCTGCATCCGGTAGTACGCCGCCTAAGCCCTGCTCGATCGTCTCGATCGCTTTACCTAAGGTAGGTATATCGTCGGCTACGAATTTAGTAGTCCAGTAATCGGGCTCAGCTGCAGCCGTCTCTACCTTTTGCATATCCTGTACGGTAGGTCTGCCACCATCACTAGGTGATAAAAGGCCGATAACTCTACCGTAGCTGGACGTAAGACAGTCCTCGATAAACCATTTTTTCATATTTTGAGGCAGTGTCGCTACGTTGCCAAAAGCGTAATCGACGGCGCTAGGTAGCGCATCCTCGTACTCACGATACGCTTCAGCTCTCACTAGGATCGTACCTTTGACTAGGTCAAGGTCCTCGATAAAGGCCACTAAACGGCCCGTAGGGAATTCTGATCTAAAGCGCTTAATGCGAGTATTTACATCCTCGTAGTTATCTAAGAATCCCATTAGATTAGGCTCTTATCTTTGAGAGCTTGCACGATAGCCCGACCTCGTAAGTAGCCCTCGCCGTGCCCTTGTCGGTATCCCAATGTATAAGCGGCTTTAATAAACGCCGCCATTATCCCAGTAATTGTAATTATGATTATAAAGTCTGCACTGTTCATATATCGCCCTTTGTTAAGGCCGATGAGGCTACTACCCGAGTAGCCCTCTCGGCGTTTGTCGTATCAGTATGAGGGCAGATACCGACATAAGGCAACTAACGCGCTAGGCGTGTCTCAAGTAATATCTCGTAAATCTTGTCGATCTTGGCATCCATACGCTCTTGCCTGACTTCGATGTGATCGATCCGACCGCGTAGGTTATGACCACCGTTACCATCGGGCTTGAGCTCTGATAGGTAGTACTTTACAAAATGCCGGATAAGCCCAGCTCCTAGGCCTAAAAGGGTGCAGCTCCCCAAAGCCACACCTAGTAGGAGCTGGACTCTATCCATTACTTTTTGATCCCCAGCTCGCCCTCGGATGGCTGTAGAGCTTTAAGTAGTGGCCCAATTAGCCCAGCGATAAACGCATTAGCTAACACCTTAGGATCTGTAATACCGGACATATAAAGCGCTGCAACGCTGGCAAGACTTGCACGTGCGTAAGACTTACCGGCAGCGATTAATTGCTCTTTCATTGTGTTACTCCTTAGTGCCCTTAAGGATTTAGATAATTATAAACCTAAAGTCTCGATTAAGGCTTTAGCCTTGGCCGGTGTTACTTCGACTTCCCAATGCATTTCGTCGGCTCGGCTCTTAAAATCGCCGCCCCACTTGAGGCCGTATTTCTTGGATAAAGCCCGGATCATAGGTACCTTTTCAGCTGGAAACGTGCCGCGCTTGCCTAAGGGGTGTTTAGTCGCGTTAAGGTCGATAGCTGTACCGGATGAGTGGCAAGATAATTTATCGGTAGTACCTCTTACCATCCTGAAAGCGTAAGCCCAATCGTCAAAGGTGCCTTCATCGATCGGCTCGATCAGCTCGTGAAAGTCTGCAGCAAAGGCGGCTAAGAGTGGTCCCACACTCTCAGCGCACCTTAGCTTACGATCCGTACCCCTTACCGGGTAGGACTTTATTTTGATCTCATCCGGATCTTTAGAGGCCGGGTAGCCGTTATAACTCTTTAACATTATGAGAGTAGTAGCGCCGCTTCATCGGCGGTAATGCCGAGGCGTTCAAGTAGTGCAGCTTTATTAGCTTGTGCAGTTGCTAATTTTTCAGCATTAAGTTCATCGACTACAGAAAAAGCCGCGTCGAAAGCAAATTTTGATACTGCAGTTACTCCGTCATCGTAAACAATAGTAGAAAAGTCTTCACCTTGAATTGTCCAACCTCCGTTAGGCAAAAGGTAATTTAATACTTCTGATGCTTTAGCCATAGTTAAGCTCCTATTTCCATTGCTATCATTACACCTAAATTAGATACCCCTTGTTCGTTCATATACAAGGTTCTGACTGTTCTTTTTCCATAAATTGTATATGTTGTCGCCGATGTGGTTGCAGGTGAATCCAAATATTGACCTGAATCATAATTTGTTGAATTTACAAATGATGCTACATCTCCAAAATTTGTATTTCCCATATTCCAAACGGCTGATCCTCCACGATATAACGCAAGTTGATAATCGCCATAAGTTCCACTTCCTTGCGTTGCGTTACACATTGCATAGAAAACCAAAATTTTACTAGTTGCCGATGTAGGGGTTATTGTCACAGCTAAATTTGAGGCTACAAAGCTTGCAGAGGTAGTAGCTGTAGCAGTGCTAGTAGTTCCTTGCACTACCTGTAATACTTTTCCTCCACCTGCGGGCGCTGCCCATTTAATACCAGTAGCGGCGGTTGAGTCTGCGGTCAATACGTGACCATTTGTACCGACTGCAAGGCGTGCCGGCGTATCATTAGCCGTAGCCGCAATTAGATCGCCTTTAGCATCTACTATAGAATTTTGGATAGCGTTAGAGTCATCCTGCGCGACCCAGCTAAAGTCCATATCTGTACCTGAGGCTTTTGCTAGGACTTGGCCTATAGTGCCGCCTTTAAGATCGACAAGCGATGCGTCGATAGAATCGCCTAGAGCCTCGATAGCTGTAGCGCCATCCTTTACAAGGTCGGTCGATGTAGGTACGGGCCAGTTAAAGTTAGGTGTTACTGTTGCCATTACGTTAAACCTCCAAAAGCGTTTTCCCATATAAGCGTAGCATTAACACCCGTCCAAATTAGGGAGGGTGGACTCACTGTAGCCCATTGTGGCGCGACAAGTGAGAAGTCTGTAGGGCTTAGGGTAAGCGTAAAGTCTACGTATGACGGGGTAGCTTTAATAGAAAACCCCTCGACAAAGCCATTAAACGAGCCATTAAACATATTAATCGGTAGATCATTAACTACCATAGGCTGACCAAAAAAAGCATCTATGAGCTTATCTCGCTCGACATCGGGTAGCTCTGAGTTATCAAGTCTAAAGGTAATGCTCTGTAGCTGCTCTCTAGGTATGGCCCGGAGCCCTAACTCTCGATCCATTACATCGTTTACATCGGCTATCTTGTCGAGGTTAGAGGTAACGCTACGCTGATACCGGCCGTAAGTAGCGATCGAGTTAGCATCGAGAGCCGTAGCTTGGCTTGAGTAATTATTACCATAATTAAATACTAGAGAGTTACGGATCTTGCCTATCTGTAGGATAGATTTAACGCTTGATGGCGTAGCGTAATTGGCCGATATGTTTGTATAACCGTTAGTCGAAAGATAGGTAGTCCTGTGGTCTGCATCGGCGTAGCACACTCGTCCGGCCTTATCCTCGTATAACTGCCCTAGTGCGCTTTGTGCAATTTGAGCGCATAAGTTATAACTGCTCGCCGGCTCAGCTGTACGAGGGATCATCTCGTAGAGGCCCGGCTGATCGATCTCGCCTAGCCCTACATTTTCTGCATTAGCCCACGTAGTCGTAGGATCGTAGGTATTCCACTGTAAAGCCGGAGCTACCTCAAACCACGAGTTAATAAGTAGCTCGTTAAGTATGTCGTAAATTTGATCGCCGTCAAAATCTTTACTTAAGGCATCCGGAAATAGGGCTTTAGTGAGCTTGGCAAGAGATCCTACGGCCAATATATTACCAATCGTTACAAAGCCTATTTCCTCCGGTGAGCGTACCGATATACCAAAATCTGATACCTCACCGCCAAAAACAGGCACATATACTCCGGCGCTGTTTTTAAGCTCAAGGGTAAGCGAGTCGGTAACGTCTATATCAAAAGCCGTATTATTTACGTTTACGATGTCCATACGAGCATACCCGGCGTTGCACTGTAAATCGATGTCATCTCGACCCGTTGCCATATTGACCGATAGGACGTTATCGTAAACGGTGGTCCCTACGATGATCCTCCACTGGGGTAGCCACGTACTCATACCGCGTAAACACCCGTATTACGGGCTACTGAGGTACCTCTATAGCTCGACTGATTAAATATATCCTCGACTGCTCTAGCAATAGCCTCGGGATCTCCTACGCCAGTATTTACCGTGATCTCCACACTTTGAGCTGGAGCGGTCATAGTAGGGTTAAAGCCGTAACCGCTGTAAGCCGGGCTTAGCGCAGGTGGAGGTGCAAAAGT